GTATTTGGGTTGCCATAATAATCAGATCCTATCCCTGTTCCTGTATAATTGTTTGCTGTATTTAAAGCATCTGAATCGGTTGAATCATTTGCTTTTGTATACCATAATGTAAGTGCTGCTTGTAAATCCGATTTACTTGTTGGTGTATAATAAACTACATTCACTGTTCTTGTTGCGGTTACTGTTTCCCCATCCAATGTTCCACTATAGATTACACTATATGTACCAGCAATATTGGTGTTTACTTCATTTGTTGTAGTTAAATCTGTTACATCAGAAGGAATAACCGCACCGTCATCGAGATAAATGGTACCTGTTTTTATATTTACTGGGTTATAACCATTTATACCTATAACTTTATTGAACTCGGTTGAAAGTGGTGTAGGTACAGTAAATCCATGTAATCCTTGGGCGATTCCTGAATTTATGAACATGTTATAATAATTGTCAACAAGAACACTAGTAGTGTCCCAAATACTAATATTTTTATTAAATGCTGTCGCACGATAGAACATATTAGCCATATTTGTCACTTTTGATGTATTCCATTTTCCTATATCTTGGTTGAATGATGTCGCATTATAGAACATAGAACTCATAGTAGTAACACTACTGGTATTCCACGCATTATATGTCACACCATTAACAGTAACTTCTTTTGTATTAATATTTTGATTAAATTTTGTTGCTAATTGGAACATAGATCTCATTTGTATCACACTACTGGTGTCCCAATTTCCAATATCTTGATTGAAGTTTGTCGCATATCGGAACATATAACTCATATTTGTCACTTTACTGGTGTCCCAAATTCCAATATCTTGATTGAATGCTGTCGCATTATCGAACATTTGACCCATATTTGTCACACCGCTAATTAAATGACTTGGAACCGTTGTCAATATACTTGCACCATTAAATATATTACTCATATTAGTTGCGTTATTTAATGTATTAAGAAGAGTTCCTGTGTCACTATCCGAATCACCAGTAAATGTCGCATTTAAACCCCATGAATAATCGAGAGTTTCATATGCTGTTCCGTTTTTTACTAAAGTTGAATTACCTACTTCCAATTTTTGTAAAAATTCTTTACCACTAGTGATCTGTAACTCACGAACCGCACCAGCAGTAATTTGAGTTTTAATCGCAATCGTTTGATTATTCCCGGTATACGTTTTTGTAGGGGAAGGTGAGTTAGTAATAACCCCATTACCATCGTCAAAATCTATTTCCCATGTGGTCGAGGCAACTAGATTGCCGAAAGTAAATGTAATCGTTCGGTCACCCCCAGAAGGGATGACAAAAGTAGTTGTGATTAAACCTGCTGATGACATCTATAATAATTATATTTATAATTATTATATCAAAGATTATGACTAAATAATCTGTATGGTTAAATACGAAAATATTCCATTTTAATTATTCAAGGATTTAAATACGCACATGTTTTAATGGCACATAGGAACCATTATGATCATCACCTCCATTCTTCAAATCATTGTAATTACTATTGATCGCCTGCTGTCTCCTAAAGGTTACAAAGTCAGATGAATCATATACATATTTGACATTTGTTGCTGACGCAGGAACACCAGTAGTATCACAGTTGTTAATTTGTGAACCCAAGTAAATTTTGCTTCCTGACCATCCAATGGAACTTTTACTCATACCCGTGGGACCACCACACTTGTAATTTTGACGAGATAAGAAATCACCTGCATTGTTTATTGCTCGAAAAGGACCAATCTTACGTTTATGTCCATTATATGTTCCTTTTGCGTAAGATGTGTTCCACGCATTACGTAAAATAGAACGTGTCGCGGTTTGTGCACCATCTTTGTAATTCAATACTGTTTGTTGTGGAGAAAATCCTGTAAAAGGACCACCTAGAATATTACTCATTGAAACCATAATATATTATAGTATTATGTGATATTATTTTCTATGCTAAAAAGGATGACTAAATATCTTTCTATAATATATATTTTAGAAATTATGGAAAAAATACAAACATTTGAATCCGATTGTGTTCGTAAAAAGAGCAATTGGACCAAAGCAAACCCACAATATAAATTTGATTCGGATAAATTTGACCCCGAATTGTTAAAAGAAGTTTCCGAAACAAATTCTCCCAAACTCATTGCTCTCTTAAACAATATTCGAGATTTAGATAAAAAAGACAAGGAAAAAGATGGACATTTTTATAAACACTTCATTTTTTGCGATGTGAAATCGTCGAATCAAGGTGCTCGCATGTTGGCATCGGCATTTGTTGCCAATGGATTCCATTTAGCATATGACGCCCATAATAAAAATCATCCCAACTCACCTAAAACTCCTAGTCCGGCAAAAAAAGTGAGAGAAGATACTCCACGCCCATCGTCAGTATTGACAAATTATAAACAATCTCGCAAATTGAAATCCATGGACAACATCGAGGAAAGTGACGAGGAAGAATCGCCTAAAACCGGGGGTGCTGCTAAAAAACGATTCGATAAAATTGTCTTGGACAGTGATTCAAAATTAAAGAAAACCAAACATAATAATTTCTATTTACTTTCTTCGGTCAATGTGTATGATCAACCCATTAATGTATCTACCAAAAAAACAATGCTCGCCAAATTCAATAACCGCGATTCCAATGTTCATGGCGAAGAAGTCCGTTTTATTATTATGGACAGCGGATTTAAAGAAGGAATTGATCTATTTGACATCAAATACGTCCATATTTTTGAACCTGCCGTAAATAGTGCCGATCAAAAGCAAGTTATTGGTCGCGGAACACGCACATGTGGTCAAAAGGGATTGGATTTTCATCCAAGTCGCGGTTGGCCATTACATGTGTTTGTTTACGACATTTCTATTCCCGATTCTGTACAACGGCATTTCTTGGACTCCAAGACCACATTTGAATTGTATTTGAAATCGTTGAATTTAGACATGAAATTATTGTCTTTCTTGGAGCATATGGAAAAAACCTCTATTTATGGTTCGGTGGATTACGAATTAAACAAAGCAGTTCACGAATTTTCTGTAATGAGCGGTGGAGGTTTAAAGAGTATTTCGTTGCCTACTTCTATTCATGGTGCCTCCAAATCCGAACGATTTACTCAATTCCGTAATTACGTCAAAGAATTGTCCGACGTCAAATGGGAAAACGTGAAAATGGAAAATATGTGTGTGGACAAAACCGGTGGTGGCAATATTATTCAATATACTCCTACACAACGCTTTGTGAAAACCTATTTTACTCCTCAATACCCAGTTAAAGGTATGTTGCTATGGCACAGCACCGGCACTGGTAAAACATGTTCCGCAATTGCTGCTGCCACATCCACGTTTGCCCCACAAGGTTATACTGTTCTATGGGTGACACGTACTACATTGAAAAATGATATTTGGAAAAATATGTTTGATCAAGTATGTAACGAACAAATACGCACCATGATTGCCGATGGAATTCAAATTCCCGAAGAACACAATAAACGCATGAAATTGTTGTCGGATGCTTGGAAAATACGTCCTATTTCGTATAAACAATTTTCCAATTTAGTATCCAAAGAAAACAATTATTATAAACGGTTGGTTGATATTAATGGTTCTACTGATCCGTTGCGCAAAACACTACTTATTATTGATGAAGCACACAAATTATATGGCGGTGGCGATTTATCTTCCATTGAACGTCCTGATATGAAAGCACTCCATAAATCACTTATGGATTCTTATCAATTATCAGGTCCCGATTCGGTTCGATTGTTGCTCATGACTGCTACACCTATTACTGAAAATCCCATGGAACTAGTAAAATTAATGAATTTATGTAAAGAAAGTCACGAACAAATGCCCGAAGAATTTCCTGTATTCTCCGAACAATATTTACATGAAGATGGCAGTTTTACAAAAGATGGCAAAACACATTATTTGGACAATGTTGCCGGACACATTAGTTATTTAAATCGCGAAAAAGATGCTCGTCAATTTGCTCAACCCATTATTAAACATATTCATGTTCCTATGATGAAAGACGCCAAAATTGTCCAAGAAATGGATAAAAGGGTAGTTCGCGACGATACTTCCAAAGAAATTGAACAATTATATCAACAAATGGAGAAAGAAAGCCAAGAAATCGACGCAGAATTTAAAGATCTAGAAGCAACTCGGTTTTATGCGCTGCGCGATTTATGTAATGAATATGAAGGTACGGTAAAAAAAGGGTGTTTAAAAATTGCGAATCAAAATATCAAGGAATTAGTTTCCGAAGCAAAAGATTATACCAAATTAGTGAAAAACAAAATCAATCAATTAAAAGATGTTATTGGTGGGAAAAAGAAATTCAAACAAGATATTTTGAAGAAATTGAGCAATTTGAAGAAAACGGATCCAACAAAAGTCAAGGAATTTGAAGATAGTTTATATTATGTTTTGAAATATGATTGTGGAAAAGTAATTACTAAGAAAGGTCCGATTGAAAATACTCTTTCACAACACCCACAAGTCCAAGAAATACAACATAAATTAGATGCGTTTAAAACTCGTATTTCGGATCTAGACGACCAACTCAATGTTATGGTCTCAAACCATAAAAAGAAATTAAGAGAACTCAAAACTATGTTGCGAAACGGAGAACTCAGTAAACTAGAAACGTTTGTTGTGAAACATGCCATCAAAATAGAACAATCAAATCACAAGAAAACAATGAAACTACGCAAAAAACAGGTTGGTGTAGAGTCTAAAGATTTGTTATTCGAACAGAAAATAATAAAAAAAGATTTGTCCAAGAAAATGACAACACTGAAAAAAGAGATGAAAAATGAAGTAAAAGAAAAGTTAAAAGAAGAAAAGGAGAAAAAGAAAACGGAAAATAAATTACGTAAAACACTACGTAAACAAGGCGATCTACGCGAAGAATTTAAAGAAGGTTTAATGAATGATCTAGTTTCCAAATATTTAGATAAAACGAAAAAAGACTTTCGCGATGTAAAACATCAACTTGTCCAAGAGAAAGAAACCAAAGAGCGCGAAAAAGAAGAAAAGGCAGAAGAAAAAGAACGTGTAAAGGAAGAAAAAAAGCGCTTGAAACAACAAGATCAGGAATATAAACGCCAAGAAAAGGAACGGGCAAAAGAAGAAAAACGCAAACAAAAAGAAGACACGCGCAAAAAGAAGGCAGAGTCCAAGAACGAAACGCGTAAGAAGAGATAGTTGATTCACTTTTTTGAAAAACTAAAAGGGTATTTAGACATTTAACCAATCCCCAAAAAGGTATAAATGCGTTCATTCATAATATAATCTACATATTATATATAATGGCTACTCGTAGATATAAAAGTAAAAAACAATTGTCCAAGAAACATGGGAAAAAATCAAAAAATCATAAAAAACGTGTGAAAAAAACGCGCAAATATAGAAAAAGACGTGGTGGGGATGGCACATGTGATACTACAGTAACGGAAAAATATCAAGCATTACAGAATAACACAGAGGTACCTCATTATAAAGATACAATGGATTTATTAAAAGATATAGAAGAGGCTATTAAAGAAAATACCTTAGATGTACCAAATCCCAAATACTTTGATCGTACGAAAATTGGGATGCTGGAATCGCTGGTTAATTCTAAAAATGTTGAAAAAACTGGTGTTAGTTGTAATACTTTCATGAGCGGTCGAAAAGAAGGATGTGATCGTACCAAAGCAGACATTTATAAAAATATTATGGACAAGATTGATTGTATATCAGGAAAATTGGAAGGCACAAACAAGGAAACCATGAACAAAATTAAAAACACTTTTGAACAAAAATACACAACACATCTACAAAAAGCAGATGAGTTAGACAAAAAATAATCGCTATTTACAACAACAAAATATCATTTTACATATATATAATGGAAAATGATATACCTATTAGTGAATCGCCCAATGACAAATTTATCGACGAAATCACCATGAAATTACTCAGTAATCAAACATCTTATAGCAAATATTTACACAAAACGGATGATTCGCGATATAAAGAAGAACAACAATTTATTGAAGATTGTAAAACATTTAAGCAAGATATTCAAGAAGTCACAACTCAATTATGTAAATGTAAACAACACAATTATGGGTCCGATGTAAACGAAGCGTTTAACAATTATTCCCGCACTTTGATACGGTATTTAGAAGTTAAAAAACGATCCGATGAAATACAAAAAGAATATGACCAAGATGATTCTTATGGAGATGATCTTTTCCCTTTTCAAGCAGAAAGTGAAGAATCAGACGATAAACCCCCTTCTTATTCTACTGGAACAATGGATAAATATTTAATGAGAAAAAAATAACCTATTATACTATAATGGGTAAACCAAAATATAGTAAAAAAAACAAGAAAATATATAATAAAACGGTGAAAATGAATTGTCATCCGCGCAATAAAGGCAAGCAAGTAGATAGAAATACTTGTTATACCAAAGACGCACTGTTGGCAATTCGCGATGCGTATAATAAAAATCATGACAAAAAAATAAGAACGTCTCATCCCAGGAAAATTTGGTCAATATTACGTTCAAAAATGGATCATTGTGAAAAAGAAGATTGTTGGTTAAACGAAATTAAAAACCCCAAACAAAAACAAGAATTGGATAATTTACTCTTTTCGCCCGATAAACCGAATTCGTGGAAAACACAACCAAATGCGTGGTTGTCCAATTACGACATTCAATCCGTTTTAAAACAATATGAGGTTTCACATCCAGAATTCAAATTACTAGGTCCATCCGCAATTGATTATGACGCAAAACCGTATGGAGATGATAAATGCGTATGGAACGATTTGTGTCGTTTGTCTTTACAGGACTTGAAAAATCGCGGAAAAACAAAACTGGGTGTTATATTTAATTTAGACAAACACGATGAACCAGGTTCTCACTGGGTTTCGATGTTTATTGATATGGACCAAAGTTTGATTTTCTATTATGATAGTGCGGTGAATTCGGTCCCTCGACAAATCAATAAATTGAAGAAAGAAATTATCAAACAAGGAAAACAGTTAGATGAACCGATTTTATTCAAATATATTCAAAACGATTATAGTCATCAAAAAACAAATACTGAATGCGGCATGTTTTCACTTTTCTTTATTGTGACATTTATAACGCATAATTTAGATGATCATTTCCAAACCATTATGAAAGGAGGAAAAAAACAACTCGAAACAAAAGATATTGTTCACATTTTTACCAAACCCGGATTAACAGACGAATTAATGACATCATATCGTAAGGTGTATTTCAATGAAAAATAATTAGTAAACTCTTTTTCTCATGTTATTATAAGATGAAAAAAAATAATTCAAAACGAACATATAAGAAAAGAAAGACCAATACTAAAAAGCGTCATCATGGTGGTAAAAAACGCACGGAAAAGGTGCGTGTTGTTTTTGCTCGACAACACACGAACCCTGATATATTTAGTATGATCCGTGTCGAAAAAGGACCTCAAGCATCTGAAGTCGACTCGCATGGCGAATATTTAGTCAATTTTATATCTGAGGTTGCCAAAGATTTTGAAGAGGAATTAGCAGTTACATTAAAAGGTCCCCCTGACGCAAAAGAAAAGGAGAAAGTATACGAATTCGTTTTTAAAGACAGTGATGTGGCGTTAGAACCTGGTGCTGATACTCCGATTAAATGCCGGAAACCACCAAAGAAGAGTAATGAGAAAAAGGGTGGAGGAATTTTTAGTTTTTTATCAGGTGTCCAAAACATACGTGGTAAAAACTACGAGCATTGGTTAGAAGAACGTCTTATATTAGCACATAAAGACATGGATTTTGTGAATGAAGTACGTCAGAAATTCGGTTATGATAAGACCAATCTTATTGGACGTGGACAATTTACAGAAGAGATGATCCGAAAAGATGTATGTGGAAGAAAACCAGAAGACAAGGCACTTATTGATCCCAATTTAAAATGTCCGATGAAAGATTAATTTTTACATATATATTGCGAATAATAATATAAATATTATTATTTTCATTTAGTATATGAGTTTGTATATTCTACCTGAAAATCAAACATTAATATGGAATACTATATCGAAAATGTCCCATTTTCAGAAAAAAGAAGAGAAACAGAAATGGTTTCAAAGTATCATTCAACAATTTTATGATAAGTCCAATCCCAAACTAAATGTTCAAGAACTCAGGTCACTAAATAAGGAAACCATTCAATATATGATTCATGAATTGAAGACAAAAACAGATTTTTCTTCGCATTCATATGACGGGATTTCTTCTACTCCTTTTCAAATCGATTCTTTAGAATCAAATTCTATGGAATCGCGCGATTATTTAATCGAACAAAAGCAAACCAAAATAAATAACCAATTTGAAAATCGCCAACAAGAATATGGTTCCATGTTACAACGACCAACGGTTGAAGAAATAGATTTCAGTGAGAAAAAACAAGACGATACTCCTTTGGATAATATAGATAGTTTGTTACAAAAGCAAATGAAGGAGCGAGAATATGATATACAACCGCTTCAACCAAAAGTGACTAAATCAGAATCGATAAAACCAATCGAAAATGACAAACCGATTTCATTGGAAATTCAATCTTTGGATGAAAACGAAAAAACACCTAAACAAGTATCATGGGCTCAAGATGTCGAAAAACAATATGTTTCGAAGGAACAATTTTTAGAATTGGAAAAACAAGTTCAAGATTTCACAAAATTTGTGAAGGACGAAATAATTTTATTAAAGGAGGATATTTTGGAATTAAAACAACAAATTCAAAGAAAACATATAGAAGAAGAAAGTACGGAAAAGATGAAACATGTTATGTCAAAATTGAAGGGTTTAGACCGGAGTTCTAAATATATTTCATCATTGGGTCAAAATGTTGCACTATCTTAGTTGATGAATGGCATTAGTTACTTTATAAAATTGATTCTTTTGAAAATTTACTTAAATAATAATATAGTAAATACTAAATATGTTGAAACAGTTGAAATTAAATTACAGTTTATCGTCTCTTCCCGAGGAATACGGGAATTTTCACACACAGAAATATGGCGTATTATCATTGGAAACCAAAGCATCTTCTCCTTCTTCTACTAGTATGTTATTTTCCTTTATGATTGATGTTTCGGGGTCTATGTCGGATATTGTAAGTAAAGGTCGCAGCAAAATTCAATTGCTTCGACACACTCTTCAAAATATGGTGCTTCATTTTGCTCATAAAAGAGAAAATGTGTATATTGAAATCAATGGATTTGACAACCATATTCATCATTATGTGGAGCGCATATGTGTTTCCAAAGAAAACGTGAATGATATTATTTCCAAAATTCACGCTATTCATCCAATGAATAGCACAGATATTGGATTAGCATTAAATACTATGAATGAAAACCTGGATATTGAACATGAATCCATTGAATGTTATAATAAAGTAGGCATTTTGATTACCGATGGAGAACCTACTTGTGGAATTACAAATGTGGCAGAATTAGTCAATTTCGCAAGTCCAAAATACATTAATCATTTTATTGCGTTAGGGAAAGATCATAACTCTCGCCTTATGAGTTCATTGGGGAAAAAATATACTACTTGTTGTGATTGGTTTATTGATGATATTGAATTTACTGGAAATGTATATGGTGAAATTTTGTTTAATGAAACAAATAGAGTTTTAGATAAATGTGTCATCACTGTGAATAATGGAACTATTTATGATTTTAAAAAAGGATGTTTTGAAAGTTCATTGGAAATTGGAAATTTGTCGTCGGAAGCAAAAAAAGAATATCATATCTTGGCTGAAAATATGGAAAATGTATCTATAGTATTGAATGGAACGAATGTTGTTACACGAGAAACATATACTATGAATAGTTCAAAAGAAACACCTGAAATTGATAATAATATTTCCTTGCTAAAACAATATTATCGTCTTTGTGTTCAGAAATTCCTTTATGATATACGAAGTAATTTAGACAACAAAAATGAAAGATTAGTATTTCGCCGTGATTGTTTTACATTCGGACTTCCACCGCCACTCCATGAATTTGACAATAATCAAATAGATTGTGCCGATGATTTGAAGAATAATCTACAAAAATTCATGGGACAACATCATATAGAAAATGACGAAATGTTACAAGGTTTAGTAAACGATTTAACATTAGTGAAAGAAATGAACAACAATATAATGGATCCATTCACGTATTTGTGTGCTCGCGAAAATACGCAGGGTCGTCAACTAGCGTTTGATAGTGGCAGTCAAACAATTGATTTAGACGAAGGTAATTTAGGACCACCACTATTAACTCGCACACGTACAAGTGCGTATACTTCTCCTGGTCGAACTCAATTGATGCGTGAAATGAGTTCCGATGTAAATGATGATATATCAACTTTACCCTATCCTTAAAAATATAATATAATTATATTGTATATTATGGCAACTAGTCTTTGTAAAGGAAAACGCACCTCTAAACCCAACCGTTGTAAAAAACTTACCGGATGTAAAGTAGCAAAGGGACCTAAGCGGACTTTTTGCCGCAAGAAGCACAACAAGAATCGCAAAACAGTGAAAAAGAGAAAGACAAGTAAGAGACGCACTTAATTTGAGAATCTTCGTGACATTAGTGTCAAAGCAGCAAAATAACAAAATAAACACTTTGTTATTTTTAATCGAACATATTATAAAATTGATTATTTCAATTGAATATTGCTTATACAAAAAAACCAATAAAAACATGGGATCGAAAATGAGTAATCACGTTATACCAAAAAGGGATATTATCGAAGAAGATGAAGTGGATGTATGCCCTATATGTTATGATCCTTTAACTGAAAATAATTCGGAATGTGTACAAAAATGGAATTGTTCACATAGGTTTCATACAAAATGTATTCAGAATTGGAATAATGGATGTCCATTATGTAGAACAACACAATTGCGTACACAATATAATACAAGACGAAATAGTTGTTGTTCCAATACAAGTAAAATCAATCCTGTCAATATTCTAGACATAAACATAATGAAAACGAGCATTAAACATGTACCCGAAGAACATAAATCCATATATAAAAATGAATGGAAAGACCGATGTTGTATTCGCGAAAATCATAATATATTGTTTGTTCAACCGTATGGAGTATTAGGTATATGTGAAGTCTGTAATATTATACAATGTTACAATGTAAAACATTGATCATATTAAGGAGGTTTGTTTTGGAGCAATAAAAAAGACGACAACACGGATTGGTTCTTCTCGATGTTTTTTTCCAGTTCCAATTTCGATTTATATTCTTTTTCCATCATTTGATGACGCATTGCACGTTCTTGCTCTTGTAGTAATTTATCAGCGTGTTGTTTTTCAATGGGATCATATGAATATTGACTACGTTCTCGGTTGAATTCTTCTACATTATTAAATGTTTTCATATTGTGTATATCGTGCTCACTTACGGCCAATACACTTTGATCACGATGAACTTTACGTAAATCATCGAATTTCAATTTTCCAAATGGATCACTGGCAACGTACCCACTGCCGTCGTCATCATATAATTGATTCGTTCCTGAACCACCTTGATTAATAGTTTGAACCCCATTATATTTCACTAGATTGCTAGTTTGTTGTTTTATATGTTGAAATTTATCATCCATGGTTTGTTTTGAGACTTTGCCTTGTGGTAAATCAAAATCAGATTCTTCGTTTTTGAACCATTCATTTTTACTAGGATCTTGATGATTTCCCATGTTATTATTTTCAAAGAGTTCATTGAACTTCTCATTAAATGATCCGTCTTCCATTGTACTGACCGTTTTGCTAATTTTATCGGATGTACTTTTGTTTTGCTGAGTCATATTTGGATCGTATGCTAAAGACGTTTTATCGATTTCTTTGTCTTGACGATGCTGATTATCATAAAACTGAATGATTACATCAAATCCTTTCTTATAAAAGAGAAAGTACTTGGCATCCAATTTCGATTTATCGGGATGTAGCATCAAAACCTTTTTCTTGGCACGCTTTAGATCGTCTATACTAATATCGTAACTATGAAGATCAAAAAGTCCAAGAACTTCGTCTAAAGAATATTCTTGGATGTTTAGATTATGAATAGGACCGGACATGACTGATATATTATACACCATAAATGATTTTTTTTGTTTAAACTCGAATAACGTAATATTTATGTAAAAAATATAATCCTATTATTATAATAATGAGTGATCCATCACATCATTCTTTAGGAGGTCAAAAAAAACGTGGGAAGCGAGGGAGAAAATTCAACGAGAAAGAACTGCTAAAAGAGTACAATAGTGAAGTTCAATCAACTCTCCAAGAACAGAGAAACATGTACGAAAATATGCAGCATTTATCGCAGAATGAAAAAGATCTTTTTGAACAAAAGTTTGCCCGTCCCAAAACAAGAGGTCAAGAGATCTATGCTTCTACTTTACGGTCCAAAACAAAGAAAATTATTATTGCTACTGGACCTGCTGGAACAGGTAAAACCATGTTTGCTACTGAATATGGTGTGCGACATTTTTTAATGGGTAGATGTGAGAAATTGATTTTCACTCGCCCTTCTGTTTCAGTAGATGAAGATTTGGGTTATTTACCAGGTACATTAGAAGAGAAAATGGCACCCTGGGTACGACCTATTTATGATATTTTATACCAATTTATTCATCCAAAAGAAGTGACTGAATTATTAGAAGATAAAACAATTGAGATCGCACCTCTTGGATATATGCGTGGAAGAACTTTTAAAAATGCTTGGATTGTTGCGGATGAAATGCAAAATTCAACAATATCCCAAATGAAAATGTTATTAACACGTTTAGGAGAAAATAGTCGAATTGTTATTACCGGTGATTTAGATCAATGTGATAAAATAGAAAATATGAATGGTTTAGACGATTTTTTGGACAAATTTCGTGGAACAAGGTCGTCAAGTATAGGAAGTTTTGAATTTGAAAAAACCGACATACAACGAGAAGATGTAGTAAAGGAAGTATTAGACATTTACGAAGGAGAATGTATTCCATCCCATTATATCCAAGATCATGTAGAGGAATCTGTTGTAGAGGAATCTGTTGTAGAGGAATCTGTTGTGGAAGAATCTGTTGTGGAAGAATCTGTTGTAGAGGAATCTGATGTAGAAGAAGTGACAACGAATGATAATAATGACGATTAATTTATTATAAGACTATAATTGTTTTATATGGAGTATTTATATAAATGGTATTTAACAAAATAGGAAATTGGATGTCCAAAACATCCCAAGGATTAATTGAAAGTAAATCAGTATTATATTTTTTGGTAGTTTTAGTGATTGTAAACTTATATAATTATACCATGATTGGCGATGAAATGTATGCGGGGGTTATGATTATTATTGGATTCTTAACGTCTTTTTTTAGTAAAAACATGATTGTCATATTATTTACAGCAATTGCCGTGACTAATTTGATCCGATTTGGAACGGAATTATCGGGTAAAGAAGGTTTTGCTGGTATTGATATTGACACATTAACGGATCATGTAACTTCCCCTTCTACAGACAACGTTGATGACCCAACAGAAGAGGAGGTAGAAGCCCAATTAAAGAATATTGACATGGGTGAGATTAATAAAAAGGTGCAAGATGAGATCACAAATATGGATTTATCTGAAACCGAATTGAACAAAGATCCGGAGAAGCGAGATCAAACACTAGACAAATTAGTAAAAGGTGTATCTTCTTCTAGTATGCTGTCACAACTGGACAAGTCCATTAATACATCCCAATTAGAACTGGCCAGAGATAAACTTACTTTAGCAATGAAACATTCCAATCGTATTGTAAATGAAGAGCAACGGAAAGAAGTTGAAAGCATTTTTTCAATTCAAATGAAATTAATCGATCAATTAATGAATATTTCTCCATTAGTCAACGAATTTAAGGATATTTTAAAGACGGCAAATCACTAATTACATTAATTGCGAAAAATATATATATTATGGAATAGTAATATATATATTTTATTTAACATATGAAAGAAGGTTTTCCATTTAATAACGATTTTCCATTTAATAACGATTTTCCATTTAATAACGATAAAGAAGGTTTTATGGATGTGATCGATCCGGCACTGAACGCAATACAGAGTCTTGCTGACGGGTTGACCGTTGGTTTAAGTATTACCTCCGTGATACAAAGTATATTTTCGGCAATTGCCAATATTATATTAACTGGATTACAAATAGCAGGAGCTATATTGCAGGCATTTGCGATTGGTATAACAATGTTTGCTACTATTATGCAAGCTATATTTTTTGCGTTAGGAATAGCAATGGCAATTTCTCTTATAATTATGCTTGTTGTTGGCGGAAAATCATGGATGAAAGGTTTTGGAGCACATATGGATTGTGCTGGTTTAGAATTTGCTACAGGTTTTCAAAACACCGGTACTGTATTGGATGTAATGGCATCTTGTAGTTGGTATAAGTTCAAGAATTTCTTGAACGGAAGTTGTACACGCTATTATATTGTCGATATGGTATTTGGTATTTTATATGGTGTTTTCATTGAACTCCCTCTTATATTGATAAACGCCATTTTCGGTATTGATTTGACACCATTAGTCACGATGATATGGAATATATTCATGTTGCCATTAGATGCGTTATTTTTTGCTCTTTCCGGATTTCATTTAATCAAATGGCCGGAATCGGTAATACGTAAATGTTACAGATGTGAAGGTAAATGGACCATGAAGAATGGGCATACTGTTACTATATACAAAACGTTTGCCGAGTGGGGTCAATTATTGAATTGCTCGGGTGATCAAATATTATCAGGTATTAATCATATATTCACAACTCTAATGCCAAGTGAAAGATGGGGAGCATGGTTTAATAAACGTCATTTACGTGGATATGATTGGGAACCTGGATTTTGGGGGTCATCACCACCGCCGCCCAAAAAAGCATCGGTTCCTTTTAAGACTGCTTTTGATGGTGTAGATGCTAGTAAGAAGGAAGATGATAAAAAATAATAAAATTGACAAATAAGTATTGTATATAACTAATATATACAATGCCACGCGTTTCGACAAAAAAATGTATTCCAGGTTTATTTTGTATGGAAAATATGACCATGTTTTTATTGTTTGTTTTAATTATTACAGTTATTTACATGTATTATATGAATATTGTAAAACCAGGTGTTCGTTATAACAATACCAGTTTTAGTCAACCAGTTATTTTAATGGCACCGCCAGTCCAAGATGTTGCCCCTGATACTTTAGCACCTGTATCTAGTAGGACTCATCCTTTAGTAAATTTACATAGTCCTCCATTGAAACAAGAAGGAGGTGCTGCTATTAATATACAAACACGCGGTCCCGAATTGAATTATAGTCAAACGGGTATTTTAACACGTGAAAATAGTGGAGACGATTTGATTTTACCCTTAATGGGAAGACGTAGTTCAAATGGTCGAGATAAATACCAATATTATACAATGACAAATAATGCCGGAAATATTCATACTAAATTGCCTATAAGTGTAAAAGGTAGAAGTTGTACATCTGATTTAGGGTGTGACGAAATTTTTAATGGAGATGTTGTTTACGTAGAAGGATACAAAGATACATTCCGCGCAACCATTTATGAAAATATGCTTTATAAATACATTCCTTATTAATAAAATCGTCATGTAATATAAATGAGTTTTTCTGGAAGAGAATCTGAAAATATACCTAAGAAAGGTGGTATGTTTGGGTTTAGGAAGAGAAATAAAATTAAAAAACCCAAAAATATACCACAACTGATTGCTCACATTTTAAACATACCGAATGATAAAATTGTTGTATTGGATAAAAAAGAAGCAGAAAAAAGAGACAAAGAAAAAAGAGACAAAGAATCGACCGACAAATTTAATCAATCTTTGAAAGAAATGAATAAATCATCTGATGAAAGTAAAATAGATGATTCTACCACAGATTCGTCAGGTGGTCCTTCTAATACTTCAGAAACAACCACACCAGAAACAAGTAATAGTTCAGAAACTTCAGGGGAGGGAAATAATGATAGTCAAAAAACATCATCAAAGGGATCTCCAATAATATCTTCTTATAATTTTGACCCATCTGTTGGTCAAGAAGAACAAATCAAGATTAAAGGTGTTATGGGCAGTTTAAATAATATATTACGCCTTCCCGAACTTGGACTGTTTGGCGATGATGAAATAGAAGGAAAAACGGACAGTGTTGTTATGATTGAAAAAATAATCGACGACGATGGTGAAAAACAAAACCCACCGAAAGAAATTTATATGGAACCATTGATTCAGATTATAGAATAATGATATTTTTCATTGATTAATTTGTGACATCTTATTATACAAATAAAAAGATGTCAGGATTTGATTTAAGTAAAACAGTTGATACTAGTCGATCTGTAGTAATTAATTATTTACCTTTGGGCATTACATCTATATTTAGAGATGAAGTGAATCAATATATTACTGCGGATTGTGCTATTTCATCTTCTTCCAACATTACGTATACGGATGGTGGGAATACAACCGAATATAAAGCAAGCAAACTTTGGATTATAAGCAATTCTAATGATACAAAAATGAATGAACTGAATGGAGTTCAATCAAATGCCCAATTAATTATTCGCAATATTAACGCAAACGGCGACAAAACACTTTTTATGTGTTTTCCATTGAATATTGTGAATCCTGGTCCTCAACGTGGTGCGATTGATAGTATTATTCGCGCAACAGCCGATAATGTTACACAAATGACAGTAAATTTAAATAACGATATTTTCCGTGAAACTGTTCCGGATACGAAATACATTGAATATACCAGCAATTTAGGAAACAACGCAACTGTCATTACTTTTGGACGCGCTTTAGAAATTATTTCCATGAGCGCAATGAATTTACAAAATAATCTGGATTTGTTTAATTTACAACCGGATGAGTATAATATTCTTGGAGCACCTGTTCCAGGTGAATGGATGGAATGTGACTATGTGCCTATCGATTCTGATGAAGTTGCGGCTTACAGTCTACCAGTAAGTAGTGGGTTAGTCCAAGACAGCGCAGCAACAAATTCATTAAAAACAATGATGATGTTTATTGTGTTTATTTTTATGGCCGTGGTATGTTTTAATATTATTCCATTAGGTTATGTATTCATATTACAGTTTGTTTTTTCATTTAGTGAAGTTGTCAATCCTATAGAACAGCGAGGAACAATGACACGAGTAAATCAATCTATTGTTGTGGTTCTTGGACTTATAGCCGGATATTGCTTATATATTGGTGTTGTGGGTGATCCAAATGTATATCCTAATTATGCCAATTACTTATTATATGGTATACTCACGTGTGTCATTTTGGTAGTTTCTTATTTAATTATTGAGTCCAAGAAATCGTTTTCTAAAGACTGGCCTATTGATGAAATTCAAAAAGGTCAAAAATCGTAAATTAAATCAAAATATAGGGATTTTCTTCGCTTTCTTGGAAATATAAAGAAAACATATCTAAACATTGTTCCATATGAAGATGGGGTTTCTCTTCCCATTCACTATAGGTCAATGCTTTTGTAGTGGGTCTTTCAAGAGACAATAACCGTTGAAGTGCCATAAGTCGTCTTTCAATGGGTTTTAATGTCTTGGACAATGTGCGAGATATTTGTTTCCATCGCCATTCAAATTGTAATGCTGCTTTCCAGTCGGGGAATCCTGAAATATGACAAACGCGACACCATGAATGTCCGGCCGCAACTTTGATGCCTGTTGCATGAGCACCACCTTTAATTTTTTTGTTATGTTGTCTCAGTCGCCTGTCTAAATCTACAGTAGCGCCAATGTAAGTTGAACCATCCGTACAAAGTAAAAAATAAACAAACATGATTATATGTTACAGCATATAATAATATGAAAAAATGACCAAAATACTTAGTGAATCAAAGACTCTTCTAATTCCAAAATAAGGTTCTTGGACTCTCCTTCTTGTGATTCTTTGTGATGTAGTAATTCTTTACAACCATCCTTAAAATCGATTGATACATCCCACCCTAAATCCTTCAACTTCTGATTACTAATGTAATACCGCTGGTCATTGAATGGTCGATCTTGGATATAAGTAATGTATTGTCCATATTGGGTAGTATTTTTGATATTTTTAATCAAAAATTTGGCAATTTCAAACACACTATATTCCATATGTTCGTCACACCCAATATTGTAAATTTCCCCTATTTTTCCCTTTTCCAATATTGTTTCAAATGCGCGTGCGGCGTCATAGGAATGTAGAAACGCACGAACGCAACTTCCATCCCCTTGGATAGTGACATTTTGGTTGTTTTCTAACATTTTAATGAATTTCGGTATTAATTTTTCCGGATATTGATTCGGTCCATACACATTATTTCCACGTGTAATGATAATAGGCATTTTGAAGGAATGAAAATAAGATTGTGCGATCAATTCGGCACCTGCTTTGGTTGCCGCATATGGATTCGTTGGACACAAAATAGATTGTTCCGTCTTTTTCTCTTCATTCATGTCCAAGAAAGATTCGCCATATACTTCGTCAGTAGATACGTGGATAAACTTTTCAATATTTCCATATTTTCGGCAACATTCTAACAAAATATGTGTGCCTAAAATATTGTCTTGACTATATTGTAGTGAATCTTCAAATGAATTTTCAACATGAGATTGGGCCGCAAAATGGATGACTTCTTGGACTTCATATGTTTCCAAAATGTGTTCCATGAAATCTTTGTTTGTAAGATTCCCTTTTATAAATTTATAATAGTCCGAATTTCGGATTTCTGGCAAAATATTCTCTTTATTCGCGCAATAATAAAGAGCATCAACGTTAATGATGTTGTATTTTTCTTGCTTGAAAACATAATTGATGAAATTCGACCCAATGAATCCACAACCGCCAGTTACCAATAAATTTTTCATTATAAAATAATAACATATAGAAAAGTTAGTATTTTACCTTATTTCTATACCAGTGAAGATTTAAATCCAGACACCTTTGGTGTGCTAGGATTTAATTCGTTACTGGCATCTGACCGTTGCTAAATTAAAATGGAACATTTTAATTCTTCAACGGTTTAAAAACTGGCGATTCCATTTACATTAGTAGAAACTGGTTTGTAAGAACTATGGAGGAAATTAACTGGTTCACTGCGTCCAATCGGTGCGCGTTCTTGGACAACCTCTTCTTCTAAAGTTGGTTCATCCTTGATCTGAATGTCAACAGTGCGAGGAGTTTCTGTAGGAGGGGTTGCTTTCTCAACTTGCTTCTGAACATCTCTATTCTTTGCTCCAGTTTCCTTTGTATTTTGAACATAATGACTCTTATTGCGAACAGTGGCACTACGTCTTAATAAAGTATAAGCAACAAATACAAAAAGAACGCCTAAAACTGGACTACTATGAACAAACATGGCAATCATAGCACAAAATAATACCAAGAGTCCAAGAGGGGACTCAATATAAGGAGAAAGTGTACTAGGTGTAGTTACAGGGAAAACTAGATATAAGGCAAATACAATAAAGACTAGAATTTCGACAGGTTTTACCTTTTTCAACATGGAATTGATTTTCATTATATAGAATACGTGGATATTTTCTTAAAAAAATTGTTGTTACTAAATGTTTATACGTTGAAAATATTTATAAAATCAGTGGATTTATGATTTTATAAAATTTATGCGCGTTTTCTAGAACCACGTTTTTTACTTGTCTTGGATTTCTTACCACTGCGTTTTTTACTTGTCTTGGATTTCTTACCACTGCGTTTTTGTTTGCGGGTGCGTCTCTTGCCGCCTCTTGTACTGGCATATGTTGGACGACGTTCTCTCACAGTAGGACTTCCAGTAATACTCCCAATACTTCCAGTAATACTCACAGGACTTCCAGTAGGACTTCTTTGATTAAAATGTCCTGCTTCTTTTAACTTATCTTCGCCGTCAGCTAACATTTGATCTATCGTCTTATCTTTTTCCGAGTTCGAAAACATATTTATTTATATATTATATAAGTAAAATAATGAAACGCATAAAAACAAAATTGAAAAATGTATAAACACAAAGTAATATATACAATTAACTAAATGTCGTCACAATGGAAAAGAAAAATGATGTATAAAAAAAATAAGGCGAACATAAAGACAAAATATGAACCTTCGGAATCTTATAAAGAAATGGTCCGCAACGGAGCATATTTGGGAAAAAAAGGATATACAATTCCTAAAAGTCTATTGGAACCGAAAGATTTAGAATCATTATACGAAGATTTAAACGTAAAGCCCATCACTCCAGGTGTTACATATGGTGCGCCTACAGACGAAGGATCTTTTCCAGTATATCGAGAAAATGATAAAAAAATATATATACCCCGATTCTTCGGAATTGAACGTTATGGACTTCCCAATAGATCGGAAATAACAAAAGGAGATAATATTTCATTGGAATTCCCTAAATCATTGCGCGACTACCAAGATAAAATTATTGATGTTTACATGAAACATGTCGACAACCCTATATGCTGTGGTTCTGAACAAAACGGCAATGGTGGTATACTCGAGGTTCCCTGTGGACGAGGAAAAACAGTAATGGCACTCAAAATCATATCCGACATACAAAAGAAAACGTTGATTATTGTTCATAAAGAATTCTTAATGAATCAATGGATTGACCGCATTGACGAATTCTTACCTGGTGCTAAAGTCGGGAAAATCCAAGGACCGGTTTTCGATGTAGAAGGAAAAGATATTGTTATTGGTATGTTACAAACATTGTATGATCGCGCACTTCCGGAGAATGCGTTTGATTGTTTTGGTTTGACCATTATAGACGAGGTTCATCGTATTGGAAGTGAGCAATTTTCCAAAACATTATTACGCGTTGCCAGTCCAAATATGTTAGGTATATCAGCAACGGTAGATCGTAAAGATAAATTAACAACTGTGTTATATATGTTCATTGGACCAAAAATTTACACCGAGCAACGCAAAGATGAAGACCCTGTTTGTGTGCGTTCGATGGAATATATTAGTTCGGATCCGGAATTTAATGAAACAGAATATGATTTTAAAGGACAAACAAAATACAGCACAATGATCTCAAAATTGGGTAATTTTGGTCCACGAAGTGATTTTATCGTCAAAGCAATTCAGGATTTGATAGACGAAAGTCGTGAAAAAGGTGAAGAAGCACAAATTATGGTTCTAGCACACACACGTTCATTATTGAAATACTTTTATGAATCGATTTCGCATAAAGGATTTGCGAGTGTGGGATATTATGTGGGAGGGATGAAACAATGTGATTTACAAGAAACGGAGGGAAAACAAATTGTATTGGCAACATATGCTATGGCAGCAGAAGCACTGGATATTAAATCGTTGTCAATTTTGGTGATGGCAACCCCAAAAACGGATATTACACAATCAGTAGGACGTATTTTGCGTACGCGACACGACAATCCAATCGTAGTGGATATTGTGGATCATCATGATGTATTTCAAAAACAATGGAAACAACGGAAGACATTTTATAGAAAATGTAATTATCGAATTATTGGAATTGATTCTATTCGATATAAAACCATGACTTTGGATTGGGAAAATGATAAAACATGGACCAAACTGTTTGATCCAAAGAAGTGGAATAAAAAAGACGATGATGAATGTACGGGTGGTAATCCGGTATTGAAAAAGAAATGCTTAATTTCGATTTCGGATTTGGATTTGGGTTTGGATTTGGATTAGGATTAAAAAAATGTAAGTTATGATTAAAAAAACGCAAGGTATGTATAAAATTGAAATATAATTATATATATATTAACATGTCAACCAAAAGAAAAATTGAATCTCCAACTGAAAATTCAAAACGAAAAACTAAAAAAAAAATGTTAAATACAAATTTAGACAAAAGTCCGATCATGATATCTCCTACTATTAATAGTGCTGTTAATAAGATGAGTACAAAAAGTGAAGCAGATGAAGTTGCCGAAACATTTGCGGAACAAGTCGAAATAATTGTAGCCGATACTCAACAAGAAATTCCTAAGAAGTGTCGAAAAGATGTGGAAAATAATGGATTTGAACTCATATTTGCTTTGTGCGCTTGTGATTCCTCTATTGGAAACAAAAGTGATATTATAGACGCACGTTTTGAAAATTATCAATCTAAATTATTGGGTTGTTCTGAATCCGATTTTGAAAAGTATAAAAAAGATGTTGAAACGCGCAAACCCAAAGTGGTGGATCAATATATAAGTAAATTCAAAACAGGGTTTTCAGATATGGTAAGTGATGAAGTAAAATATGTATATTTGGAAGGAAAAACGTTAACCACGCAAAAGTTAAAGGATTTAAATACAGGGTTTGATACAAAACAAGCCAAATCAGATGTCTATATAGAAACCGATAAAGAAATAATTGGATTCAGTATTAAACAGGATAAAGGTTGTACAAAAACCAATTTCTCTGTTGAAAAAATGTTAGGTGAACTTATTAGTGATAAAATATTAAAGAAAAATTTCAAGAAAGAAATTGGTGATAAACGGAAAGAAGTGTTAAAATCACACGGTATTGATAATAAAAATTTGAAGGAGAATCGCAATAAAGCAAATGAAATATTCTATGATAGTTTGGAGCGAACAAATCTGTACTGGAACGCATTAAAGGAGCATTTGGATAATAATCGCGAGGCTATTAAAAACGAATTGATCAAAAATTTGTTCCCTACAAATTTGCCATACAAACTATACGAGTTTGACGGATCTACATTTGAAAAATTGGATGTGTCAACCGGTGATAAAACAGAATTTTATGAACACGAAAAGTATTATTATGATGATAAAAACAGACGTCGCAAGGCAGCAAAGATGTTTTATAAACTAGTGGTGAATGATAAAAAATACCGTATTGAAATTCGTTTCAAAGGGAACGCCTGGACTGGCGCACCACAATTCCTAACGCATTATGACCCCAATATTACACCCCAAGGAAGTATCGAAAATAATAAAATGTCTCCAAGTAAAACACTCAGTTCTTAATTATATAATTCAATATTTTGTTGAAATTATACATAATTGTATATTTTTAATACGCGACTCATGACAAAATGTACTACATCAACATTGACCGCATTACCGAATTGTTTGTATGCGATTTGATCGCTTTCGTGTAACTGAAAACTATCTGGAAAGGATTGAAGACGCGCACATTCGCGTGGTGTAATATGTCGTCTCTCTTTGGCATAAATCGGTGTTTGGACAATAGCGACCAATGTGGGAAAATATTTGCTCTTTTTCACGCGAATACCCGACTGCCGCAATTGGATAAAATGATTGAAAATCGAATCATTTTCTTGTTTTGGTCCTGCTTGCCATTCCAACTTGGCATATATTTCACGTTTGGATAATTTGGTTTTGTATTTTTCGTACCATTTATCCCATGACGATTTGTATTTTTGATAAAGAGGTTTATTTTTGGTAATATAATCTTGTTTCCATTGTGGCAATTTCGCAAATTCTTCTACACTATAATTACTATTGAATTCATTACATAAAATAGTAGGACTCATGGATTGTCCAACTTCAGATTCTTTGACCATTTCATCCCAAATAGTCAAAATCTCTTCATGTTCAGCACTGATCTTATATTTATTGGTTTTTTCCTTGTCTGTTTCGATAATTTTATTAACATCAATTGGACATTCTGGTGGGGTCATATCCAATTCTTTGGTTTCGTCGTATAAATCATTACGAATACATACGAAAATAACCCTTTCTCGTTGTTGCGGAACGCCTAATTGGTGAGGACTTAATTCAAATGTTTCTACATGATACCCCGTATTTTGAATACATCCGATAATATGTTTGAATACTTCACCATTGTCGATTTTTTTAATATGCTTGACATTTTCTAGAAACATATAGGACGGTTTCTTTTCAGCAGCAATTTCCAAAATATTTTCGTATAATTGTCCACGTTTATCACCAAATCCACCTTTCTTGCCCGAATTGGAGAAACTTTGGCATGGAAATCCTCCTGTTAAAATATCAAAATCCGGTATTGATTTCGGATCCACCTTGGTAATATCACCATGTGGTTTTAATCCATAATTTTTCTCATAAGTATTTCTACAATGTTGATCAATATCACTCGCAAATACGCAATGTCCGCCCAATCTATTGAGTGCTTGATGAAATCCGCCAATACCACAAAACAAATCAATGAATTTAAATTTTGCGTTTTCTGGCATTGGTGGAACAATCGCAGGTGTTTCGGGTTCTGCAACAATGAAATTGGATAACAATTCGATTAATTGTGGTTTGTTTTTAGAAGAACATTTTTGAATATTGTGTTCCTTACACTTTTCCAACAACTCCTTTTTGGTAAATTTATTAATATCAGTCATGATTATATTGAATACATATGTAGTATTTATATGTATTCAATTTTGTTTTTACTAAACATTTGTTTATCGTTTAGCGCGACGATTTTTGGTTTTACGTTTTTTACGTCCGTATTTACAATGTTGTTTTTGAGAAAAACCACGAGGTCTTCTACAATTTATAGTACGTTTACGTTTTGTGCTCCATTTCTTACGATGAATTGTCCGTTTTTTCCCTCCATATACACTAGGGAATAATGTTGGATTATTTGTACCACTGGCAAGTGCGGATTGATTAGGATTTAGATCCGGATTTGTATAAGGTGGTAAGATTTTTTGTGTAGATTGAAAGTCTGCCATATATAAAGGAGTAAGATTATAATTGTCGGATATGGATAATTTGACCGCGTCCATTTATTTGTCGAATGGGACACCAACGTCTGAATTTGTGTAAATATGTACATTCAAACGCATACGTTTTATCCAAATCTACATATTTATCAATACGACTATCTTCGAAATCTTCTTCATCATCACTTTCTTCAAGTGCGTCTAAATTACGATTTTCTTTAATATTTCGAAATACAGAGTTCATCATTTTACTAGTTTTATAATTTTGAATATACGCAATACCACAATAAACACGGTCAGAACCTTTTCCAAACGCATATAAATGATAAATATCGTTTTGTAGATCTGCTTTGATTTCAAAGATTGTTTGTTCTTTGTATTGAGGTTTCGAATAATTAAAACGAGGAACTTGTGGCGGAATGAAGAGTAAACTAGGAGGAATTTCAGGATCTTGTTTCGAAAAATTCGGCAATATATTTTTTGACCAAGGAAAATTCACATAAGGAACAATGCGATCATTTGAGCGATGTTGTAAATGATGAATATTATAAGGAATAATGGTTTTGTAATGTTCAGGAATGGTATTGTTTTCCTCACACAAGTTCCAAAATACGGGCATAATTATAGGAAACCTTTCATTTTTGTGAAACCACTGCTCATTGTTTTGTAGTAAATCCATTAAAAATCCATATTTTTCTTGAAATGGTTGTTTATGCGTAGGAATGCCTTGATAATACAACAATTCTTCAATAACAAAAAATTCGCGCACATTGGGAATTTCACACAAACACCCATATAAAAGTGTTCCGTATGCGAATTGCTGGGGAATATTTTCATGAATCATTTTAACGGAAGTAATCTTTTTATTTTTCCCAATTTCAAGCAATAAACAGACATCTTTGTTTTTAAAAAATGTATACCATAACATTACCTTTTTGCCATAAGGAATGGCAAAAGTAACGTCATATTGGTTGGAAACTTTCTTATGTGAAATAGTTTCATAGGAAAGTTCAAATGGAGGGAGTCGAGAAATAATATCATTGGTTTGTTGAAAAGTAAGCGAGGTAAAGTTCATTGTGTATATAATGTATTGACCAATCTTTAAATCTATTTTAAATATATTTTAACCTGTTATTGGTTTACATCATATCTTCCGTGATCATAGAATTGAGTTCTTCGTTCATAGCAATTAAATCCGAATTCGTTAATTTTATAGATGTATCTTCCGGTTTTTGTTCTTGGACTATAGTTTGATGTTGATTATGAAAATCGTCCATCAAATGTTGGTATTTTTTTATTTGATGACCAACAATATCTTTCGTTTTCTTCGTCGTATAACTATCGCGTAAATACTTAATTAATTGATCTACTAAATATATAATCAAAAAACATATAATTATGGTGAATAAATAGGACATTATATAAGAAAAACAGAATACTATTTTCTTATATAAACTTATTATTTAAAACTAACATGTTTGTTTCTTTTACGTTTTGTTTTGCGATTTTTCTTTCTACGTCTTTTTGTGCCACCTAGATTTTCATCCATTTGCGATTGATCCGGTGATATATCCATTCCCGAACTTGACCCGGGTGAATTGTCCATCGTTACAACATTAGGGTCGGATTGACCAAATTCATCTTGACTGCCTGTTTCCATTGATGATTGGTCTTGCGATATATCCATTTCTGAACTTGACTCGGGGGATTGTTCCGTTGTTACAACATTAGGGTCGGATTGACTAAATTCTCCTGGACTGCCAGTTTCCATTGATTGGTCTTGAGATTCTGGTGATATATTCATTTCAGAACTTGACTCGGGGGATTGTTCCATTGTTACAACATTAGGATCGGGTTGACTAAATTCTCCTGGACTATCCATTTCCATATTATTTTCGCTTAATGAATTTTGCTGTATGGGACTTGGTGAAAATGATCCATCTTCACTATCTAATAATTGACCAGATTCCAATCTGTTTACCTCTTTTTTAAGTAATTCCTTAATTTCTTCTTGGAGTTGATCCACCTTTTCATGTAACAGTTTATTTTCGGCTAAAAGTTCGTCACATGGAACTTGAATATTTACAGAAGAAGATTCCATTAATGATTCATTGTCAGAATCATCTACTGAAGTTGAAGATTGGCTCATATAATCTTTGATTTCACCTGTAGTATCACTTATTGATTGACCTACAGTTTTTCCAATACCTTGTAATAAACCATCGGGTTTTTTTTCATCAGGTGTTTCATCAGGTGTTTTATCAGATGTTTCATCAGGTGTTTTATCAGATGTTTCATCAGGTGTTTCATCAGGTGTTTCATCAGGTGTTTCATCAGGTGTCTCATCAGGTGTAAGAGTTGACATCTGAGATTCATCATTTGTATCATTCTCAATATCTACAACATTTCCATCTCCGTCTACTTCAGGAGAACCGGGTATTTCACCACCTTTAAAAAAGGATCCAATAGCGCTCATAATTCCACCACCCTTTTGACCATGACCTTTGGGTGGTAATTTATATAACCTTTTCTGTGAAATATTTCGTCCTTTTTTTGGAGTATAAATAGATTTCTTTTTTTCTGGCATTATATAGTATTGTAACAAAATTATTATAACTATTATAGAAAAGATATATAAACACAACTCCTAAATAAAACAATAAGTATGGTGCTAATAGTGATTGTTGAAAAGTCTGGAGTATTAAAAGAACTAAATATCAAGCAATACGACAATGAATATTTATGTAAAAAAGCTGGTTTCAAAAGTTCAAAAGACTTCAAAGCACAAACATGTTGGAAACAAGAAAACATAGAAGTATATTTGTATGGAAAATCAGAAGGTCGTGCCGGACAAGAAAATAAGTATGACATGCCTCCGCCAGTTGATAATACCCTCTTTTTTGGTTCATGTCTATTAATTATGAAAGAAAAAAATAAGGAGGTCGACTTATCTGTCAAGACATGGAAAGAGATATATGAGAATTTATTTGGTGGATTTGAAGATATTGGAAACGAAGACAGTGAAGAGGAAAAGGACGAAGATGATGAAGATGCTGATTTACCTCAGACAAAAGAGGGTTACGCAAAGGACGGTTTTGTAGTAGCAGATGACGAAGATGCCGAAGATGAAGATGAAGATGCGGATGAAGATGCGGATGAAGATGATGATGTTGTTGATGATGTTGAAGATGATGATGTTGTTGATGATGTTGAAGATGATGATGAAGATGAAGATGAAGATGAAGATACAAATGATGAAGATGAACCTAGTCCTGTGAAACGTGTTCAACCGAAACGTCGAGCAAAAAAATCTGAGAACAATGTATTTATTTCGATTCAAAATGCGTTGGAAGACGAATTTTTAAATTGTGAAAGTGAATTAAGTGAAGAAGAATATGTGTAATATACAAAATTGATTTAAACAGTAAATATGTTTATTCATTATAAAATCAAGTTTATTATGAATAAAATAACAAATTCAACTGCGTTTCGCGAAAATATTCGCAAAAAGTTTCATCCAATTTTAAATTTGGAGGAAAATGATGCAATAAATTTGGAAAAGGGGGTATATAATTACGCAATTCAAGAAGGTACGAGAAAAAAAATAGTAAAGAAATGGGAAAACCCCCAGTTTGTATCCTTGTATATGGATCGTCTTCGTTCTATTTATATGAATTTGAAAAACGAAGAATTGATGAATCAGGTTCAAAATGGTGAAATTGATCCGAAGAAGTTGGCGTTTATGACCCATCATGAATACAAACCCGAAAAATGGCAAAAAATGATTGAGAAAAAAATGATCCGCGATGCTTCCAAATACGAGGATAAAAATCAAGCGTCCACAAATATGTATACGTGTCGTAAATGCAAATCCAGTCGTTGTACGTATTATGAGATGCAGACGCGAAGTGCGGATGAACCATCAACGATATTTGTAACGTGTTTGGATTGTGGAAAACACTGGCGATGTTAAATGATTGAATATTTAAGGAGATGTCATCAATAATTTGAATATTGAATTTTTTCTATACAATATATATAGTATGAGTTGTTCAAAATGCAAAAATTGTTCTTCGAGAAAATGTTCTTGTAGTAAATCTTCCCAAGTATCCAAAAATGGCGATAAATGGCGTTACACGCTTTACACAACTTTTGTTTTTCTTTTGGTTGTAAATCCTCTAACCTACAAATTAACCAATCAATTATTTAGTAAACTTTTTGGAAAAATTGCTTCGTCCAATGGATGTCCTACTATGGGAGGAATTTTATTACATGCGATAGTATTCACTTTAGTACTTCGTTATATGATGGATTTTGATCTATAAATCGACGAAAAAAATAAAAACAACACAACTTAACTGTATTGTCTTGTTTACACCTTTGTACATTAAAAATACCGGTTTTAATGAAGCAATTTTTCAGTTTCCAAGTCGTATGGTGAAATTGATTTCATTTTTTACTTATCAAATAAAATTGATTTATAGATTTTTTATAAATCAATCTGTAAAAGTAAAATAATGGCTACTAACAGTTATAATTATCAAGAAATTACGTATATTTGCACGCAAACATGTGTGAATATGTTTAATTTCAGTTTCGAATTGATTGGATTGCTGCTTATGATGACTTCAACACTATTTATGGGTGCGTCATATTTGTTTATTCATCTATCTAATTATACAAAACGTATACGGATTAATTTAAATTATACGGAGTTGCAAGCACTGGTTCGCGACTCAGATATTATGTATTATACAGATAATATTCAAAATTATATTGATAGCAATGATATCATGATTATGTTACACGATTATATTAATGATATGAAAAATGGAGGAATGTACAGCGATTATATTAATGATATGAAAAACAGAGGAATATACAGTGAAGATGAAGAGGAAGAAAATGTCCAAGAAGAGGAAGAGGAAGAGGAAGAGGAAGAGGAAGAGGAAGATGATAGATTTGTTCTTTGTGAAGAATGTGTTTTACAAATTGATTGTAACAAGGATAA